GCCAAGCTATTCGGGAACAAGTACCCCAGCTATCTCGAGGTTTACGCCGAGGCCGGCGGAGCGAGACTGAGCGTATCGCAATTCTATAAATTCACGGATATCCATTCCGAGGACGAGCAATGGTTCCTTTTCGAGAACAGTCTGGGAGGTATGGACACCTTCCGTGCCCATGGGGTGAACCGTCTGCAGGCGGAGCATGGGCACCTGATAGCGGAACTGGGCGAGAACCTGTCCGAGTATGACGTGGAGACCGATCGTAAGTTCGTAAAGAACACGGGATTCCTCGATGATTACTCCCGCCGTTGGTTGCTGGATTTTTTTCCCAGCCGGGCCAAGTATATATACGAGGCGTCCATGATCCGGAGAATAATCGTCACCGAGAGCGACGCCACCTACACCTCCAACGATCTCCCGAGCTCCTATACGTTCACGTACCGACTCTCGGAGATCTCGAGGTACCTGAACCTTATCCGTAACGAGAAAGAGCTTCCGGATAATCTAACGGTTCCAAACCTCTCCTCGCCGGATTTTATTTTTC